CGCGGATCATGGTTCCTTCATACCCCTGTTGCACGTACTTTTTGTGTGCAAGTGGCATCTGTCTCTTCTTTTGAACGAGTTTCGTGTCAACTGTCACGAATTTCATACGTTCTTCAAAGGGCATGTCAAGTTTATTCAGATCAAAATAATCAAACACATAGAATTTTAGTTTCATGGGATCTGTTTTGAAAAGACTCGTGATTTCTTCGAATGTCAGGGTATGATCGTAACATTCCCCGTCGAGGTACTGTCCTTCTTCCAATCCCTTACCCAGGCTTTCAGTTCCAGGAACGAGTTTACCCGTTCTCGAAATACCCCCTTTGTTTGATACGAGTAGACGAACACCGTCAATTTTGGGTTGTACGTAGAATGGTTCAGAAATGTATTTTTCCCGGTCCTCCCATTTGTTTGCGAGCATGGGGAGAATTGCAGTCGCCTTCGTGCTCAGGTTTTTCCATACAGTGTTGGCACGCTTCGTAGCGCTTTCATACCCAAGTGGAACTTCAGTCACCGAAATTGACTCCTTCCCCTCAACCTGTCCGGATGCCTTGACAATACACCAGCATCCATCACGCTCCTCAACACGGATGTCGATGTAACGCTTCTTGCCGTTTTTATCGGTAGTAAAAATTGTGTTCATATTAGTAGAATGATTCCTGTGGTAAATTACGAAAAAATGGATCGACTTAAGCCTCCTCCGTTAACGAATATACCAGTGAATATGAATACAATTAGTATGGCATTTATTATATTAGGGGTGATAGTCTTGTACAGGCGATATATTACGGTTAAAAATACCCGTGAACGATCCCGTACTTGATACACTCATCATATCCAAGATATATATCACGCTTCATGAATTGTGACAACTTTTCTTTTGGAATCGTCGTTTCATTCGTGTATAAAGTCTTGATTTTTGACATGATTTTTTTACATGTCTTCATTTCATCTCTTAATTCGGTATATTTACCTAAAAATCCCGAAGACAATTGGTGAATGAGAATGAATGAATGCTTTCCCATAAGTCTCTCCCCTCCACCCAATAATATGAATGTAGCTGCACTACAACACGTACCCTCTGCGATCGTGACGACATTCACGCGTGACGATTTCAAAGTATCCATTATACTCAAACCTGAAAAAACATCACCGCCATCGCTATGTATATGCACCCGGATGGTAGGTGTGTAACCTGGTAGTTCAACAGCTTTTTTGAGTAAGTCCACCTCGAGCTTTTTAAATTCGTATAGAAATTCAAGTGTACTTTCCGTTTCGACTTCGCCATAGTAATAAATATCACAACCATTCACTCGTACGACATCGTGTTCTTCTACATCGACATCACTATCCGTACTACTCATTTAACAATACACGCATCTTCTTTTTAACTTTTGTAACTTCAGTTGGTTTTAGTTTATTGCCAACTGCTAAATGATTCATGATATCGAAATCGAGTGGTTCGAGTTTATATTCTATTAAAGCCTCTATGTTACCGGCCACCGCATATTGTCTTAAAAGGCTAAGTTCGTCCATGCCTATTTTTGTCGCACATCTTGCTTGAATAGTACGAAGTCTATTCTGACGCATTTTGAAATTGCCATATTTGGTCCATATACTACCTGGTTGTATATTATCGGGGGGTATCGGTTCGCCCATATTTAATTTTGGTATAGCCATACCACACGTAATATAGAATGGCATACAGTTCCAGTCACCCTTGTACATGTGTGTATCGTGTATATCCGTCTGTGATAATCCTTCAATTATGTTAGTCATATTACAGTTTTTCGAATATAGATAATTCGTGAATATAACATCGCACACGTGACCATGTTCGTGTACTGTTTGAGATGTATCGAAATCCCCTTTATGTGATAAAATATCTATGATAACATCTTTTGATGTTTTAAAAACGTCCTTTACATGTGAAAAATCTAAATAGTCAAAGAAATTCCTTATGTTTCCGTTACATTTTTCGGCTGCTATCCGAGCTCCTATCGTATCGCATGCTAATGAGAATATCGCATCAGGTGTTTTTCGGGGTACTATAATAAGCTTGAAATTTGGAAGCAGATGTATTGATGTAGAAGTCACTACAACAGACCCTTTCGTGAGTTTTTCTTTATTATCGGAAATGCGGTCTATGACTTGTTTATGTCCATGTACAGATGCATCGTATCCATCTATAAAAATGTGAGATGTCGTGTTCCCAACAAGATGCATAAAATTACTTTTTTTTTGAAACAGCTCAGACTGCAATTCTATAGTATTACTATGGTCCAGTACATAATCGACTATGAAACTTTTACCACACCCTATTGGTCCGCATATAAATACATTATGACCTTCAGATATATATTTTTCCAATAGGGTGATTTCTGGGGTATGAAGCGTTTGAGGTCTAATCTTTTTTTGTGGTATTATTTTAATGAAGGAGTCCATGACTGATGAACTTACTGATCAAGCTTTAGATATTTTTTTGGAGAGTGATACAATTCAAACAAGAATACTTGAACCCGTTAAAAAGAGGGTCCTTCCTTATTTGATTTGTATTGGTATCTTTAATCTAATGTTATTCATAATGGTTGCATATCTCACACGACGTATTTCTAAGATTTTATAACAACGTCACTTAATTCAGATCCACCACTCTCGTTGCGAATTGCATTCAAGTCCTTTTTCAATTCGTTGCCCATCTCGTCTTCACTTATAAACATATCAATAGGTTGAATGTGCATGATTTCTGGTTTGAAAATTCCATTATCATCAGGGAATTGTTTTTCGAACGCTTGAATGACGAAGTATGGAATTGGTGGGGATTGTTCTATAAGTTTATCATACTCAGCACGACATGTATCTATCATAGTAGACCCATCACATGATCGTTCTTCTATTGGAAGTGTTAATTCTAAGCGAATTGTTCTGGAAAGTTTACCATACTGAAGTGACGCAACTCTATTCCCTTCCATCATCTCACTTATTTTCAGAAACTGCATGACAGTCGCGATTATACCTGCAATTAAATTCAAACCACCAATCATTGCCGGTGCCGCTCCTCTTATACTTGCAGGTAACGAACTTTGTGCAAAGTTTGCAGTACCTGTCACTGTAGAAAGAATAATTACAGGCAGTGAAAAATGCATATTTTGTTTTTTATAAATCAAAAACGCGTGATTATGCATATACCGATAACACGCAGACGCTTCCCCCCACGTTTTCAATATCTGTTCCTGCTGGGGGGACCACGCGAACTTCTGTTTTGAACGTACTTTCTTATCCTTGTCCATATTAAGATGTGAATATTTTTTTCCTATGATATATAAATGAAGCGTAAAAACGCGAATGCGACCGGGTTTATTATAATTATTGCCCTGTTGGGGTTGATTACATATCTCGTAACAAGACCTCGCGAAGTTATAAGAGTCCCCTTCCAAGTCCCTTCCCGACAGCCTATCCGCGAAAGAATGCCAGTGCGCAGACGACAACCGGAATTTAGAGACCCACCTATAAAGGATTACAAACCTGGGCATGTTCAGCAAATGGGTGTACTTTTGGGTGAAAATGATGAAACACTCCCATTGTATGGTAAAGAAGTTAATGGACGTAGAGATCAATATCATTATTACACATCGACGCCCGGGCAACAAATATATTCGATTCCCGTGACGGTTGAAGGAAGGGATTGTATGGATGACATGGGATGTAAAGAAATATACGGCAACGAAGATGTAAATGTACTGGGTAAAGCTTCACCGTATCAAGCGAAAATGTATAGAACTGATAATTTCTTTTAGACGAACATTATACCATATCGTCTTGTAATCAGTTTTTTGGCTTCATTCATAGATGGTTTACTCCATAGAAGCCACCTAGACCAAAAGCCAGCCGTCTTAATACCATTTTTAGTCCATGTTTCACCCATACGCCCATGACGCGCGAGATATCTTTTCATACGTGATGGGTCTTTATGAATAGTATAATCAGAATACCCCTTTCCACCGAAATCTACATGCCCACCACTACCGAACATGACCCTAAACTTCTTTTTCGGGTTTGGACTTTTTTTAAGTATGACCTTCATGTATTATAATCAAAGAATAAAATAATATGTATCTTATATTATAATGAACAGAAGAAATACTATTACTGTATTTATTCTGACTGTACTTGTGATATTCGGTACTCTATCATACTTTGGGGTTATTAAATTACCTTTTTTCAACAATAAGAAAAAAGTCATTACGGCTGAAAAGCAAGCGGAAGAGTTATTGTTAGACGAAGGTGAAGAAATCGAACTGGTTATACCAGAAGAACAGGAACAGGAACAGGAACAGGAACAGGAAGATGATGTCGAAGCTTACACACCGTATTAATACATGAACTATTTTATTAAACCATTATCACTTATAATGTCTACTTACACGTGATATATGTACATTTATAAAAAAAATATCAGGTGATAATAGATGTCAGTCCGACCTGGTACGCGGAAGAGACCGCTTAATCTTTCACCTACAACTACATTAAATGTTATGAACTCGAACTCGAACTCGGGTATGAACTCCAACTCGAACGCAGGTATCACGTCCCCACCTGTAAAGCGTGCTAAAACTATACAAGAGTTGAATTCCAGATCAAACATTGGATCATCTCCAATAAAGACTCCTAAAACTACGCGGCAGGCGATGAAGTCGTTTATCGATCGACCGGGTGTTGGTGGTACGAAAAGAGTTGCAAATGTGAATAACACTAAATTCCTGGCTGCTCAATCCGCTGCTCGTTTGCGTTCAGTTAACGCACAGGTGAAACCAGTTAAGGCGACGCCAGTTAAGGCGACGCCAGGAAAGAAGAAGGAGAAGAAGGAGAAAAAGGAGAAATCGGGTACGCCGAAGAAAAGAACAGGTGCAGAAGGAAAGAAAGAAGCCAGGAATGTTACAGCTACTTATCTTGCGACTATAGCTAGAAATATCGCTAAAAATACCGCACCTTCTTCATCGAAACAATCCAGAACTACTAGGCCATCTATTATAGGTACAAATGATCTATCAACTTTTTATAATCTTTACTCTTTAATGTTGATACAGAGATCTATAGTTCTCAGTGATCGAATTACAAATAACAAGAGTGATGACCAGTTGAACCAAGAATATGTAATGTTAATGAAATCTCAATTGGGAAAGACGGTTGATAAGAAGGTTGGTAATTTACTGCCAATAATGAATTACGTGTTCAAGTTTGGTAGAACGATAAATTATATCATGTTGAGTAATGATAATGCGCGAAAAATTGTATTCGAAAATGCTGTCAATAAATTTAAATTGGAACCTGGTAAATCTGGTATATCCTCTCTTATTACTAATTTCAAATCTATGAATAGTCTAGCATCTCGACGAGGTTCAAAAGAAAAAATAGCAGTTAATCGCCGTATACCAGGTTTTAGGAGTAATTTTAATCTTAATGCATTAAAATATAACGAAAAAGTTTTGTATGAATTGTTGTATGGTGGAAAGGTTTTAAAATTTCAGGCATTGTTTAGGGCTTTTAGAGAAACAAATGATTTAGTGAAAAAATTGAATGGTATTCTTGATATGAAAAATAATAATAAACGAAAACAAGAATTGATAACACTATTTAAACTTAGCCCTGACAGTAAGGGTATAGATTTCTTAAATTTATTGAGAAGTCGCAATGTTACTACTAGTCCAATCCCTATGTTACCACCCCCTTACCCGGGACCTAGACACCACGTGATGTCTGTCTCTTCATTCAGAAATTACATCAACACTGACGTATATGTAGGTAAAGCAAACTCTCTACAAAGTATATTATTTTACGCGGATGCCATATTACTACAACGAAATGGTAAACAGTTTGGTAATGGAGCTAATGGGGCACTCATCTCGAAACTTAAATTTAGAGATCGCGGGGATAAACCCATATTACGTCAAGAACCTGCTTTACTGAGACCACCAGATGATCTAGTGGCTCATTATCTAAGTATTAACAAATGTAATACCGAATGGAGACACGGTGGTATACACTGCGGTCTTGTAAGGGCTGGTTACGATACACAAACTGGAAAAGTAAACCAAGACGCTGTCAGAGATAACCAGGTCGCTATACAATCCATGTCACAGGCATATGAATCTGATCAAGGTAAGTTTCCATTCAGGGAAATGTATTCTCTCTTAGACACGGATAAGTATGAAGCTATTTATTTTGATAAAAACGGCAATCCAGTCAAAATTAAACATGACATGGATGAAAATGTCGACCAAGATCACTTTTTTCAGAGTTTTGTGTATATATTTGGAAGTAACGAGAGGCTTCAGATTGACATTTTAAAACTTATATCAGAACATAGAACTAAGATTAAATCACCTAACAAGAAACTTGCTATACAGACAAGTGGTGATAATATGAAGCGACTTCTAGCATTATTATACAATAACCCTGCACACAAGGTCATCGGTGAAGACGGGGTACGTAAAGTGATTCAAACTTTAAATTCTGTATATCAAAAGGGGTTATCTAAGTCTGAAATAGATGATATCGTAAACATTTCTAAAAGCGGTAAAAACATTAGTAATATCAGGAAACGAATATGGAATGAAATTGGATTGCGATCACCTAAGTAATCACTACATAAAACTAAACAAAATGAACCCTCTAAACGAGACTAAGATCATGAGTCTCGTGTGGAGTGTAGGTAAAATGCAAATGTGGGTGAAGGGTGATTAAGCAAACGACTTAGTAGTTCCTTCCTCCTTTCTCTTCTCGCGACACGCGTCGTTCTTCTCCTTCTTAGCTTCAGCCTTACCGGGGTTCGCCTTCGCCTTGTTTTCCTGCTTGATCTTCTTCTTTTCGGAATCTGTCAGTTTATCCTTCTTGGTTTTATCAATCGCCATCCTTTATAGTACTATATATATTTAATTCTATAAGCTTATTCACAATCCCATATTCTATCAATTGAGTTAATCCAGGTCCACGTCGGATACTTCTTCATCACTTGCAACTTCAAGTTGCACGTGATCAAGATCGGGGCAACATTGCGCAAACCCATCGTACGTAACTAAACACGATCGACAATGATACCAAATCATCTTATTTATATTTTATGAAACAGTTACTTAAGTGTTTCGTGTGTATAGTATATAAAAATGGATGCCAATTTCGATAAAGTTATTACAGACCTACGCAACCTTCGTGAAGATGTTAACGAGATTAACGAAGATTACGAACTTGAACTGGAAATGCATCGAATAGATATGCGACAGTATTTCGGTATGAAAGTGATGCTAGTACTTTCCATGTTCATTAACGGACTATTTACCGGGTACTGTGCTATTAATAATTTCGAACTGTTAAACACACGTAACTCTACATCACTTAGTGATCGTTGTCTTTCGTAACTGATATAAAGAGTTTCATCGTATTAAGTATATATGAAGCTTCTCATCAAACGCCTCTCTAACAATGCTATTATTCCTACGCGAGCGTCACCTGGTTCGGTTGGGTATGATTTATATAGTACAATTGATATGTATATCCCCTCGATGGAACGTGGTATCGTAACTACAGGTGTCGCGGCTACGATTCCTATCGGAACATATGGGCGTATTGCACCCCGTTCGGGTCTCGCCGTTAAATATGGAATTCAAACCGGTGCCGGGGTCATTGACCCTGATTATACGGGTGAGTTGAAGGTTATCTTATTTAATCAAGGGGGGGAAAAGTTCGAGATTAAACAAGGGGATCGTATTGCCCAACTTATTTTAGAAAAATGTGAAACGCCTCCAATTGAAGAGGTTTCTATTATCGAAGACACAGAACGCGGCACTCGCGGTTTTGGATCTTCAGGTTAATTAATTCGCAAACGCTACACCACCCATACCATCTTTAATCCTGAGGATGTTATAGTTGACAGCGTACGTTCTTACCATAGCACCATTCCGGGTAGTCGTACCATTCAGAGACAATTTAGCATTGTCAATGCGTGAGAAATTGAGCGATCCAGTTGGTTGTGATTTATTCATGGTGAGACAGAATGGCCATGTAAATGTAGATACGGTGCTCAACGCATCGTGTGGAAGCACCGAGCAGTGCATCTCGGGAACTACGTTGTGATGATAAGTGGAAGACATATTCTCGAAAAGAGGTGTACCATTAATGTACAATGTAGCATCATTGAATGTCCAGTTTGTAGACCATTCATTATTATCAGCTTCAGAGGATACAACATGTACAGCCTTGCATGGATGGTTGAAATAACTCAGGTCGACATCAGTATCATCCTTAGACATGGGCTGGAACTGCGTTTGGGTGATGAGAATCTCATGCTCGTGATTTACAATCACGTCGCGTTCATCCGTGTCGAGGTAAATGTAAGTACCGAACACCTTGGGGGCGGTGACGGGTTCAAATGTACCCGAACGGCATCTAATACGCAGTTCGACCTGGTGGAACTGTAAAGCTGTTAAAGGTAGAGATTTTGTCCAATCTTCACTGAAGAAGAAGGGGATCATGTAATGATCTGCATGTGAACTCACACCCCTAGCATTTTGGGGAACTTCGTCGAGTGTCACTGCACACGAAGCTTTAGCCTGATCCTGTTTGTACAAAAGATTGTGCACACCCTGGATGAAAAGGGAATCGAGTTTGGTTACCTCCTGTCCACCGATCCAAAGGGAAAATTCGGTAGTGGATGGGTCACTCTTTTTAAAGAACCCAGTGTTAGCATCATCTGACGTCCCGATATTTAGGTTTTCGATCCATATGTAGCTTAATAGATCACCTTTAGTGCGAAGTGGGATGACAACTTCGTTACCCGAACCGAAAGTACCCACATAATCGAGACGTTCGGGTTTGATTGAGAAATTTGTATGACGTTTGTAATTTTGGTGAAAAAATGATACCTGAGGCGTGCCTGTGATATAGACATCCTGAGCTCCCTTCGACACTAGATCGATCAACGCGGCAGACATTTACTAATAAATGATATTAAAATTTTAGCTCTATAACGAAGTATGGTACAATTTCAAGTTCTCACCTGGGATGCTCGAGATGAAAACGATGATCATATTATTCGTATTTTTGGTAAAACAATGAAAGGTGAATCCGTCTGTGTAACTACATCTTTCATGCCATACTTTTTTATTAAAGTCCCTGGTAATATGACATCAAATTCTACGATTCAATACGTACGACGAACATGCCCGGATATAATAGAAATTGATACAGTGAAAGCTAAGGATATGGAGGGTTTTCAAAATGGTGAGGAAAGTTATTTCCTACAGATCCATTGTAAAAATCTCTTGTCGAGGCGTTTTATAAGTAATCGATTACGTAAACCGATAACCGGTTTATCGAGTAGATTGAAATTATTTGAAGCCAATGTCGACCCCGTTTTACGTTTAATGCATCGTACTGGTATTCAGTCCACTGGGTGGGTAGATACGACGGATGTATGTAAGCAGGCGTTTCACACTAAGGTTGATATAGATTTACAATGTGAAGATTGGAGAACTTTAAAACCACTGGAAACAACTGATATTGCTCCATTTAAAATCGCATCTGTTGACATTGAGTGTTATAGCTCTACTGGAAAGTTTCCAGATCCGACTGTGAAAGGTGATTCATGTTTTCAGATAGCGATTTCTATGCTCAGATTCGGTGAAGATGAACCGTATGATAAGACGTGTCTATGTTACAAACAGACGGATCCCGATCTTCAAGGGTGTTCTATTATCAGCTATTCATCTGAAAGAGATCTATTAATGGGGTTTACTGAATATATCAATAAAAATGATGTTGACATTATTACAGGTTGGAATATATTTGGTTTCGATTTAGATTATATAATGGAACGTGGTTTGGTAAATAATTGTCCATTAGCTTTCTTTGGTATGAGTAAACTCAGGGGTCATACGTGTACATTAACGCGAAAAAAGCTGTCTTCTAGCGCTCTTGGTGATAATGAATTAAAACTCGTGCCAATGCCTGGGCGGTTTATTTTCGATCTTTTTCACGAGGTTAAACGCGAATATAAATTAGATTCGTATAAACTTAACAACGTTTCACAAATTTATCTAGGGGATCAAAAGATTGACATGCCCCCAAAAGAAATGTTCGCGCGATTTGTTAGAGAAGATCCAGTCGAATTACGCGAGGTTGCAGAATATTGTATCAAAGATACTTTACTTCCACATAAATTAATAGCAAAATTATCAACACTAATGAATTTATTAGAAATGGCAAAGGCTACATGGGTACCCTTGAGTTACTTAGTTGAAAGAGGGCAACAAATCAAAGTATTCAGTCAATTAACTAAAAAGGCGCGTGAAATGGGATTCAAAGTACCGGCGTATGAATACGGGCACGTTGATAATACGGGCTATATTGGCGCGACCGTGCTCGAGGCGCAGTCTGGTGCATATTACACACCCATTACAGCTCTAGATTTTGAGGGTCTGTATCCGTCTATCATGATGGCCCATAATCTCTGTTATTCGAGTCTTGTTAAAGATAAGAAATACGATAACATACCTGGTATCGAGTATGAAAGATTCGGTGAACATACATTTGCCCAGAATGTACCGAGTATTTTACCGAGTATTCTCGCGGAATTGAAACAGTTTCGGAAACAGGCTAAGAAGGATATGGCACAGTCTACTGGTGCGACGAAACAGATGTATAATGGTAAGCAACTCGCCTATAAAATTTCCATGAATTCCGTATACGGTTTCACTGGTGCGTCAAAAGGTATTCTACCATGTGTCGCCATCGCATCTACGACGACGATGAAAGGTCGTGATATGATCGATGAGACTAAAACGTATGTCGAAAAGCATTATCCCGGTTCAAAGGTTAGATATGGTGACACTGACAGTGTTATGATTGAATTTGACGTTGGTTCGCGTACTGGTAATGATGCAATTGAATATAGTTGGGAACTGGGTGAAAAGGCCGCAGGTGAATGTACAAAATTATTTAAAGCTCCGAACAATCTCGAACTTGAAAAGGTCTATTGCCCATATTTTCTCTATTCAAAGAAACGGTACGCCGCTAAACTTTGGACGAAAGGTAAAGATGGGAATATGAACATGGATTATATAGATGTTAAGGGGTTACAACTTGTCAGGCGTGACAACACACCTCACATGAGAGAAGTATGTAAAGAACTCCTCGATGTAGTATTAGATAGTAGTGATACCACAGCTCCTCAAGCGCTCGCTCGAAAACGTGCAATTGAACTACTTGAAGGTGATGTCCCGAACGAGAAATTGATTTTGAGTCAAGGACTTTCGGATTCGTATAAAGTCAAGGGTGAGAGTGTATCCGTATTGAGTGAATATATCACTGATATCAATCAGGCGCATGTTCAGGTAGTAAGAAAAATGCGTGAAAGGCAACCGGGTTCTGAACCACAGTCGGGTGATAGGGTGCCCTATATATTAGTGAAAACTGATGACCCTAAAGCACGTGCATTTGAAAAATCAGAAGACCCTGTATATGCAAAAGAACACAATCTCCCGATCGATTACCCATATTATTTCTTGAATAAATTTCTGAATCCGGTGTGTGACTTACTCGAGCCGTTGTTTGAAAATGTCAAGGATGACATTTTCGGGGAATTGTTATTAAGAGCCAAACCGCCGAAAAAAAAAGGAAAGAAACTTGACAAGCCTGATAGTAATCAAATGTTACTGAGTGATATATTTAAAAAAAAGACCACATAATAATACATGGTAAATGTCGTTGAACAAATTGAACTTTTGATTGTCAAAGAAGCGAAGCGTTTAAATCAAGACCGCGATAAACTTTCAGATGAACAATTTTCGAAGTGTACACGCGAACAAAAGGACGTGTATAAAGAAAAATTATCGAAAGCTATTCAAGAACATAGGGATCAACAAAAAAAACACATGAAAGAAATCAATGAACGACAGAGAGAACAGATCAATTCATTAAAGCATGAACACCGATCTATAATCACAAATCTTCAGAGGGAAAATTATGATTACGTGTGTAAAGTTGCTGAAAAGGTTTCAAATCTGTATAGAATTCCCATAAAGACGGTACGACGTGATCTTGCACCAGAGGATGATACTCGTTGCATGGGGTTAAAAAAAAATGGAAAACTGTGTACCAATAAAGCGGTTAGAGATGGGTTTTGTTGTATACATTTAGGTGACATTAGACCAAGCACACCTGTATGCGTTCCTACGGGAAATATAAGACATAACCATCCTTTCCCATCAGGATTTATTTTGGGGTGTCCCGCATGTGAGAAAGATAAAATGATTGCAAATGAGTTTAGAGAAATACCTTCTATAATGTAGTATGAACAAAATAGATATTCTACTAAATTCAATTAATACTTTTTATACATTACCTGAGAATAGAGCTAACTTGATAGAACTTTTAAATAAAAGTAGTGGTATTTCCCTCCGTAATTTGGAGTGGTTTATCACCAACTATTCAAAAAAACACAATCTTTCATACGAAACAAACGACGGTAAAATTTTCAGTGTACATTGTGCTTACAAGTCAAGTTTAGATGGGTATAGTAAAAAATTATTTGATCCTTTCTGTAGAGCTGAAAAAATTTCGTATAAGATTCCCGAGACATCACATGAAATTCATACGACGGTTGCCCAATTGAATTTCATCCGATGGTGTATAAAAAATAAAATAGTTGATTACATTCGTTCACATCACGGTATCTTATTTAATAAGCAAGTGACATGAACCCGTTATCAAAAATAAATGTTTGATACCCTAAATAATATAGATGAAGCGTGTACACATCTGTTAAATTGGGTCTTAATTGTATGTCTAGTAAAGTACGATCGGAACTCAATTTACTAAAGTCCAAACTTCCCGATGGTTCCACATTAATCGGATTCATCGAGAATGCATATGTATAAATATTCCTGATTGGTCGTGATAATCTTGTAGTATATGGAATTACGTATTTAAAATAATTGTGATCCGGACGAGGTATATTTGGTAAATCTTGTCCATTTACATATATTTTAGCAGATTCCATAGGTGCACTCGAGAATGCATTGACAGACGAATACGAATCGGATGTTGAGAAATTGAAACGGTTCGAGAAAGCGCGTTCTTTAGCTGTGGTATCAGGTAAAGGTGTTGAACTGCCGTGTATATTTTCGTTCTCGTAATCAACTTTACGTAAAAACCAATTTAACGTTTTGACTGGTATATTCGGAATAAGTTGTAATTTTATGGAATTTTCCCCTACCACTGTCTGTTCTGTTGGATGCTTTTTAACCATATCCGTGATAAACGTTTGCTTTTTAGTCATCAGAAAAGTTCTCTCTTCTGAACTTAATACGTGTTCTTCTGTTATTATATCGAATGAAGATAAAGATATTTTAGATTGTGTATCTGTACCATGATTAGTAAAAAATGATTGAGGTCTAAATTTAATTTCAAATTCTAACTTTTGTTTATGAATAGCACATGTTGGGAAATACGGTCTATTTGGTGAATTTGAATCGTATTCATCACCTTCATACTTTCTAGAAAAAAATAGAGGTATTGGTATCATAAGTTCTGACGGATGCCGTGATAATATATGATCATTCTTAAGCGATTCGCCATCAGCTTGATTTCTATTTACCATGTATCTCTTTGCTCGCTTTTCGGAAGCGTCTAAATATAATTCATCGTATATAATTCCCCAATCATCGTGATATTTATCAACTTCTAATTCGTCTACTCGCATGGAAACGCTTTCTACGACATGTCTACCAACCTGATCTGCTACATTTGAGTTGGAATCGACACTGGGGAGGTTTATGTGAATATACATATTGGATAATAGATCACCCATGTTTTGTGGATTAAGTTTCACTTTAATAGTTTCACCGAATGGCCAGCTACTAGAGGCTGTAGACGGTTTGGATACTGTGATGCTTTTATGATATTTAGAAAAATTTGAATGTTTTCGTGTATCGTATTTAAAGAGCGAGTGTTCAGGGTCCTCATGTGTGAGATATGTGTCCTGTTGTCCTATCGCATTTATTGCTAAAACAGCACCTTCATCGGAACCTATAAGTTCCATACTTATCTATTGTCTATATATTTTTAATATCATTTTCCCACATTGACAGAGGTGACGTCGCTGTCGTTATTTGAAGTTCGTATCTCAACTTTTTCATCTCTTCGAGTAACGCCGAGACGCGTT